CCTCCGTGTAAAAAAAATTCGCTAAACTTCGCTTTTTCACGTATGCGCCTGCGCACACGTAATCTGGTTAGAAGAAAAGGTGATCGTATGGGCAGACCCTCCAAGTCCGCTGCGGTAATAAAACTCGAAGGAAATCGGGACCGCAGAACTAAAAGAGAGATTGCCACAAGGGAGAGAGCAGAGAAATCTCTACTGACCGGCAAGATGATGGTTGAGACTGCAGAAGTCAAAAACGACAGAGTAGCTCATCTGGAATTCTTGCGCCTGAAACCATTGCTGAAAGCGATAGGCAAATTTGACGAGATATATGGAGCTCCGGTCAGACGATATTGTCTGAACAAATCGAAGCTCATTGAGATCGACTGCGATATAGAGAAGATCAAGAACGAAATAGAAGATCTCAGAGACCATGAAAAAGATTTTGAAAAAAATAAGCCGGAATACTATCGCCTGATCCTGAAGATGGAGGAAATCATCACCAGGAAGGAGAGCATCGCCAAGGGGATCCGGGCCGAGATGATTGATTTTGAAAAACAGAATTGTATGACGATCCGATCCGCATTGTCGGCAGTTCCGAAGAAGCCCGAAACGAAAATGAATTCCTTGAAGGAGGCCCTGGGTGAATAAAAAGAATCCGGCATATAAATATGCGTCCTGGTGCGCATCCGATACACGGGGCATGGTTCCGAAATACGTGAGGATGCAGGCGGAGAGCTGGCTCAACATAGCCGACGGCCTGGACAAAGAAGCATATGTTGACGAAGCGGCAGCAGGCAAGATAGAAAGACTGCTGAAGCTTATGGTCCATCCGGATCTTCGCTGCCCGATGGACGAGGGCCTGGAACCATATACCTGGCTTCTGATAATCGCAGGGTTATGCACAAAGCTTAAAAGCGAAAAAGATAAACGCTTTTATACAACGATCCTGTTGGAAATAGCCAGAAAAAACTTCAAAACATTCAACAGCGGGATCATTTTCATACTGTTAATGCTGACAGAGCCGGACTTCTCCCGGTTTTTTTCTGTTGCTCCGGACCTGTCGTTATCTTCTGAGCTTAAACTTGCCATCCGGAAGATCATCAAGACATCTCCGGCACTGTATGACGAGGCGGATCCGGCGTTCAAGATACTCAGTAGCGAGATCCGATGTAACCTGAATGATAACGAGTATAAACCGCTCGCATATTCAGAAGACAGGCTGGATGGTAAAACTGCAAATGCGTTCCTGGCCGATGAAGCTGCAGCTATGGGCAGCTATCCGATCGATGCAATGAGATCATCACAGATTTTACTGCCGAACAAGCTGGGGATAATAGTAAGCACTCAATATCCCAACGATAACAACGGCATGATCGATGAGATCGACAAAGCGAAAAAGACGCTGGATGGATTAACGAGCAGCAGACGGACATTTGCACTCTTATACGAGCCGGATGATGATCTGAAAACCGGCGATATATGGATGAGTGATGACAGAGTATTATACCAGGCCAACCCTGTCGCAGTGACAAATGAGCAGGTCCTCGAAAGTCTTAAAGAAAAACGCGAGGACGCGATTTTATACGAAAACAAGCGCGAAAACTTTCTATGCAAGCATTGCAATATTCAATACAAAGGTCTCGGAGTTGAGGGATATATAGATGTCCAGAAGGTCAAAAAATGCAAACGAGACAAGGATGATGAATGGTGGAGGGGCCGGAGAGTATGGTTAGGCCTCGATCTGTCGCTGTCTGATGATAATACGTCCGTGTCGATGGTCACGGAAGAGGATGACACAATATACGCGAGGGTAATGGGCTTCCTTCCGGAGGATAAAGTTGAGATCAAGTCTCACAAGGAAGGAGTAGATTATCGGAAGCTGGAAAAGGACGGAGCCTGTAAAGCCTGTGGAAGCGAGGTAGTGGACTATGCCGAAATAGAAAACTACATCCTGACTCTTGAAGACAGGTTCGGCGTGGAGATCCAGCAGGTAGGATATGACCGATGGAATGCTATTTCAACTATACAGAAGCTTGAAGCTGAAGGCATCCAATGCGTAGAGATAAAGCAGCATAGCTCCGTGCTCCACGCGCCGACGAAGCTTCTCCAAGAGTCTATTCTCGAAAAGAAATTCAGTTACGACGAGAACCGGCTTCTGGAGATCAACTTTCAGAACGCCAGGTGCACTCAGGACACCAACCTCAACAAATATGTGAACAAGAAAAAATCCTCCGGCAAGGTGGATATGGTAGTAGCAACGATAAACGCAGTATACCTGCTCCAGCAGGAGCTCCTGTATGGCATGGATTTTGTTATACAGGTGATTTAGGAGTGACAATGGGAATTTTTAAATTCAGAAAAAGAGCTGAGGAAACAGAAAGTGTACAGCTGTCGGATACGCTGCTCGTAGCATTTCTGCAGGATGATACGGTAAGTCGCCGCATGGCGATGAATGTGCCGACATTTGCCGGCTGCATAAACACCATAAGCAACACCGTAGCTTCGGTACCCATCTATCTCTACAAGCGGAGAAAAGACGGATCCAGCGAAAAGGTTGACGACTACAGGGTAAAGCTTATCAATTCCGAGACGGGTGATACATTAACAGGCCCTGATTTAAAAAAGGCAATCATCAAGGACTACTACACGAACAAAGGCGGCTATATATACATAAATCGTAGGCGTAACCATATAAACTCACTCCATTACGTGGATCCCGACAAAATCACGTTTATGTACAGTGAAGATCCGATATTCAAGGATTACAAAATGATCTGCAACGGCAAAACCTACACGCCGTATGATTTTGTGAAGATCCTCAGATACACGCAAAATGGCTGGAAAAGCACTTCGATCATAGCCGAAAACGCTACGATACTGAGCGTCGTATACAATTCGCTCAAATTCGAGAACAAACTCGTAAAAAAAGGCGGCAGCAAAAAGGGCTTCCTGCAGGCAGTCCATAAGCTGGCAGATCCCGCCATCCAGGAGCTGAAAAAGAACTTCCGGAAGCTGTATTCTGACGATTCCGAGAACGTGATCGTACTGAACGACGGTATTTCATTCCAGGAAGCGTCCGAGACATCAGTCGAGATGCAGCTCAATGAGAATAAAAAGAGCAATTCTGTCGAGATCTGTAAGCTGTTCAATATCCCTCCGTCGATCATAAACGGCGGAGCTACCAAAGAGGACCGGCTTGCATATGTACAGGACTGTGTGATTCCGCTGCTTAATACCATCTGCAAATCACTCGACAGGGATCTTCTGCTGGAATCAGAAAAAAATGACTATTTCTTTGCGGCAGATACCTACGAGCTGACTAAAGCAGACATAAAAACACGGTTCGAGGCATACGCAAACGGATACAAGAACGGCTTCCTGCAGATGGATGACATACGTAAACAGGAGAACCTTCCTTCGCTCGGCTTCAACTTTATCAAGCTCGGGCTGCAGGATGTTCTATATAACCCTGAAACCGGCATGATCTTTACGCCGAATATGGGTGTAAAAGCTGATATCAATGATGTGGCAAACGGTAAAGAAGTATCTAATCCGGCCGAACAACCTGATGTTATAGCGTCAGGAAGCGAAACCGGAAAGACACAATCGGCTCCTAATGACGCATCAGGAAAGGAGAAGCCAAATGAAGATAACGATAAGGGCTGACTCGGTAGAGATCGAGGGATATGTTAATGCAGTCGGTCGTGATTCCAGGCGGATGGTGGATGAATACGGCACGGATTTTGTCGAACAGATACAGCCGGGTACCTTCGCGCTTGCATTAAGCAAACGCAGCGAACCTGTGCTCATGCTGCACAACCATAACCAGGCCAGGGTGATAGGATCGACAGACGACAACCTTGAACTCGAAGAGGACAGTATCGGACTTCACGCCAGAGCCACAGTCACAGATGCTGAGATCATACAGCTGGCCCGTGACGGCAAGCTGGTGGGATGGAGCTTCGGCTTCCATCAGCTTGATTCTCGGACGGCTTATGACTATGACGGTCATGTGGAGCGGTCAATCGTGACAGAACTCGATCTTGCAGAAGTGTCCATTATTGACGACACCATGCTTCCTATATACGCAGGGACGAGCGTGCATGCAAGAGCCGAAGAAAAGGACAAGCTTGTCACCAGAGCAATGGACAGAGATATTGTCCGGACACTGGAAGGGCAGAAGATCGAAGTCACAGACAAAGAAGTGCAGGAAAGGGCTGGAGATCCTGAAATTGCACCGGTACAAGATTATTCAAAGTATCATGAAACGATCAAAAGATTAAGGAGGAACTGAAATGAATTTTAAGGAACTCATGGAAAAAAGAAATGATCTGGTAGATCAGATCGAGTCACTTACTAAGAACGTAGAGACAGAACAGCGTGCATTCTCCCAGGAAGAGAACGAGAAGTTTGAAAGCCTCACAAAGGAAGTCGAGGAGATTGACAGCACCATAGCTCAGCTTGAAAGAGCAAAGAAATTCTCAAAGGTAGATACTGCTCCTGACAACACAGAAGTTGAGAACGAAGAGGAGATGGAGATAAGGGCATTCGCAAACATCATCCGCAGGGGCGAGGATGCAAATATCACCAAGGACCAGAACACGGCAGTCATCCCCAAGACCATTGCCAACAGGATCGTTGACAAGATCAAGGACATCAGCCCTCTCTTCAGGGATGCAACCAAGTACAACGTAAAAGGCACATTCGCTATTCCTTACGTTGATACAGCAAACGACAATATCACAGTAGCATACGCGAACGAGTTCACCGAGCTCGAAGCGAAGGCAACGCACCTTCTCTCGATCGACCTCACAGGACATCTCGCAGGTGTTCTTGCAAAGATCTCCGTATCGCTGCTCAACAGCTCGGACATTGATCTTGTAGATTTTGTTGTTGAGAAGATGGCAGCATCAGCCGCTGCATTCATTGACAAGGAAATCCTCGATCCTACAGCGCCTCAGACCAAGATATCAGGCCTGAGTAATGCAGAGCAGATAGTATATGCCGGATCTGTATCAGCCATCACAGCAGATACACTCGTAAAGCTCAAAAATAAACTTAAGAGCGCATTCCAGGCAGGCGCATACTTCGTAATGCACCCTGAGACACTTACGGCTATCCAGCTTCTTAAGGACAATAACCAGAGATACATCTTCAATGATGAGATCCAGAACGGATTCTCCGGCACAATACTTGGCAAGCCGGTATATACTTCCGATCAGTGTCCTACTATCGCAGAAGATGCAAACGTAATTTTCTACATCAATCCTTCACAGGCCCTTGCAGTGAAGATGGTAGAAGAGAGTGTTGCCATCCTTCGCGAGAAGTATGCTACTCAGCACGCACTCGGCGTAGTAGAGTGGCTTGAACTGGATGCAAAGATTCAGAATCAGCAGGCAGTAGCCGTACTTAATATGCAGCTTGGATCTCTGTAAGGAGCTGCCTATGAAGATCATGGCAAAGAAAAGCTTTGCAGGCCGTAATTTCAATGGAACAGTCGGGCAGGTTTTAGATCTGCCCGACAACATTGCAAACGACCTGATAAAAGCAGATTTCGCGGAGGCGGTAGAGGATGAAGATAAGCGAAGTAACGCAGGGAATGATACTAAACCAACTAAGGGAAAGCGCAGCAGCGCTAAGCGTTGAAGACCTTGCGTATATAGATGCACTGAAGGAAGCGGCAATTGCATATATCAAGGACTGGACAGGGATCGGAGGAGTCGATACGCCTGACGAGCACGGCAGGATGCTCGACGACTACGAGGATCTTGTGTACCCGTTTATGGCGATCATTTCGTTCATGTACGACAACCGGCAGATGACTGTCGAAAAGGACAAGATAAATCCAATTGCAGCTTCAGCACTGAATCTTCATTCATTCAATTTTGTTGTTCCGGAGGATGAGGAATGAACGCTGGACAAAAGATGTCAAACGGCAAAGCATACGAGACAACGATTCAGAAGCTTGTGACACCGGTAAAGGACAGCTCCGGTTTTGAAGGTGATGAGGTATGGGAAGACTACTACACAAACTACGCCTCCGTCAATAATCTGACCGGAAATGAACGCTGGATGGCAGCACAGGTACAGGCCGATATGACCACACGCTTTGAATTCCGCTGGAATCCGAAGCTCGACTGTGTTACGCCGAAGAAATACCGTATTGTCTATGCGGGAAGGATATTCACCATCACCTTCGTGGATAATGTACAGTATAAGAACGAAACGATCAAGATAGACGCTTTGGAGGTGGGCCCATGGGATTCAGCATCGAGACCGGAGGATTCGGATTTGGTGGGATCGGTTTAGATACCGATCTGTCACTTTTTGAAGGAGTAACATTCGAGGAAATGGGCAAAAAAGCCCTGAAGGAAGTTATGTCGGACATGGAAGATGCTACAAAGAGTGCTTTAAGGGCATCGGTCAAACATCCCGGCGATTCCAACCTTGTAAACTCGGTCAAGTGTTACGAACCATCAATGACACGAGACGGAGAAGGTGTAAGACTCGTATGTCAACCGCACGGAAAGGACAAATCCGGTAATCACTACAAAACCCAGAGCCACGGCAAAACAAGGAACCACCTGGTCTACAACAACGACAAGGCTTTCTGGCTTGAATATGGAGTCGCAGGCAGACAACCCGCCAGGCCCTGGCAGAACAGAGCGCTCAATGATGCTGCAGAAAAGGCACTCCCAAAGATCCAGCAGAGCATAGAAAAAGAACTTGGAGCGGAATAATGGATGTAAACAGTGAAATACAGGTGCTTGAGAGCATCACAGGACTTCCTGTATCGCCGGATATCTATACCGGTGATGATGACAAATACATAGTGTATACCTATGAGGACGAGAGACCGGTGTTCTGGGGGGACGATATGCCTTTAGAGGATCAGGTAATCGTCCAGGTGAACCTTTTCACGCCGCCTAAGTTCAATTATATGGCTCTTAAGCATCAGGTCCGCGATTATCTCGAAACGCTCGGAGAGATCAGTTCGATCGACAGCTGGCTTGACACGTTCACTGCAAAAAATAATTTGGAAAAAACAATACGGCACACGACTTTTAGTGTGACCATAACGAAAGAGAGGTAGAAAAATGGCATTTTTAGGATATCGCAAACTCTACGTAGCAAAATACGACAGGGCAAGTAAGACTTATTCAATGGGCTTTAAATACTCACATGCCGTAAGCTGTAACATCAATCCGAACTACGCAGAGGCTTCTCTGTACGGTGATGATGTGCAGGTTGAATACGACAAGGAGTTCGTGAATGCTACGATCTCACTGGGTACGACAAGCACACCCATACAGGCGGCCAGCACAATGTTCGGCCACACTGTAGAAGGCAACAACGTGAAGTACAAAACTACTGACGAAGCAAATTATGTCGGTGTCGGCATGATGGCTCCTGAGAAGGTAGATGGTGTCAAGAGATATGTTGCACTTATAGTTAAGTGCGCAAAGTTCTCAGACAGCGCAGACAGCTTCACAACGAAAGGCGACCAGCTCCAGTTCAACACTCCGACCATCGACGGATCTGCTATATCGGCCGATGATGAAGGAAACTGGAAAGAGACAGAGACATTCGATACCGAAGCAGAGGCAGAGGAGTTCGTATGCAACTATCTCGGCATTGACGTGCCTTCAATGTAGGAAGAACCTGATTTTAAGCGGGGCGGTTTTGAACCGCTCCGCTTTTTGGAGATAATATGAGAAAAATAGACCTTCCGACAGTAACGATAGACGGAGAAGAATATCCGATATACTGCGATCTGTTCGTACTGTCAAAAATACAGGAAAAGATGGATATAAATGACTTCGAGCGTGGAATCATAGGCGCTGAAGTTATAAGGGACGAGAACGGAGATCCCGAACGAGACGAAGACGGCCGGCTCAAGCTGGTATTCGGAAAATATGACATAAATGCCCTCATAATGGGACTCACTCTCATGATAAACGAAGGGCTCATGATAGATTCAGAGCAGACCGGGAAGGAATACGAACCGGTGGACGAAAAATACCTGGGCAGGGTGTGCGATATGCCGCTCATAAATCTCTCGAACACAGTACATGAAGCATTCGGGCGGTGTCTTGTCGCAAAAAAAAACAAAGAATAGAGAACAACGAGCCCCAGGAAGAACATTTTGAGATTGATTTTGACCGGATATTTCTCTTGTGCAGGACCAGATTCGGGATAAATCAGCATGAAGCTGAGTATCTGACATTCGGAAAATGGGGCGATATATTCCATGCCTACAAGGAAATATATAATTTCGAGACACAAAAATACATCTACGCGGATATAGAAAAAGAACTTCAACAGTACCGGGCAGAGCATCAACCGGTCACTTCACTACTGGATATTTGATAAGACCTACTTAAGTAGGTCTTTTTGGTGAGAATATGGCAAAAAAAATAGGAATCAGGTTATACCTGGACGGCGCTTCACAATTTAACAGCGATGTAAAGAATATAAACAACAACCTGAAGCTTCTCGGATCCGAGATGAAGCAGAACCAGGAGATATTCAAATCAAGTCAGAACAGCGCAGAAGCTTTAAGTGCGAAAAGCCAGGTCCTGAATAAGCAGTATGAAGAGGCCGAGAAGAAGGTCAAATTATACTCTTCAAGGATGGAAGAACTTAAGAAGGCAAGAGAGGCCGACGAGAAAACCCTTGAACAGTATAACAAGCAGCTGCAGCAGGAACAGCAGAAACTCACCGAGATAGAGAAGACACAGGGCAAGAACTCCGAGGCGTACGCTCAGCAGGCCGCCAAGGTTTCAGAGCTTGAACAGAACATACAGAAAACAACCAGCTCTATAGAACAGCTGGATTCAAAAGAAGTACAGCTGCAAACCTCTTTAAACAATGCGACCACAGAGCAGATCAGGTACGGTGCTGAGCTTGTACAGACAAATGCATATCTTAAAGAAGCAGAAACCAGCACCGATGGGTGTGCAAAATCCATAGATAAATACGGCAAAGAGGTAGATGACACAGATAAGAGCCTCGACAAGATGGCCGACACGCTCGACAACCTTGCAAAGAATGAGGCAATGGAGAAGCTGGGCGAGGGCGCAAAGAAGGTTCTTGAAGGCCTGGCAGATTGTGTTGAGACTGCTGAAGAATTTGAGTATTCGATTGCCAAAGTACAGTCCATAGCACGCGTGTCCGAAGAAGACCTGGCAAACATGTCCTCTGAGATCCGCAGAGTCGGCGCCGACATGGGCTATAGCGCCACAGAAGTATCAGAGGCCGTATATCAGGCTATATCGGCATCTGTGGACGCTTCTGAGGCTGTAGGCTTTGTCGAGGATGCCACCGAGCTGGCCAGAGCCGGATTTACAGACACCGTAACAGCCGTGGATGTCCTGACTACATCCATAAACGCATACGGTAAAGAAGCAAACACGACCAAGCACATAGCCGATGATCTTATTACTACTCAGAATTTAGGTAAAACGACCGTTAATGAACTCGCTCAGTCATTAGGTACCGTAATTCCTACAGCTTCAGCTTTGAATGTATCACTCGATCAGCTGTCATCCGCCTACGTCATCATGACGAAGCAGGGTATCAATACAGCGAATGCGACCACGTACATAAGAGCAATGATGAACGAGCTCTCGGATTCGACCACAGACGTATCGGAGACATTGTCAGAACTCACAGGGCACACCTTCGGAGAACTCATGCAGCAGGGATGGACCCTCGGGGATGTAATGCAGGTCCTTGGCGACAGCGTCAACGGAAATGGTGAAGCTTTCAAGAATCTGTTCGGAAACGTCCGCGCCGGTTTAGGTGCGCTGTCCTTGTTTAACCAGGGAGCAGACGCTTTCAACGATACGATGGAAGCCATGCAAGATAACGCAGGCGCAACCGACGAAGCATTCGCTATCATGGCCGATACAGCCGTGATGACAAACGAGAGGTTCAAGGTATCTGTAGAGAACCTTAAGATCGCCGTAGGTGAAAGCTTGAGCCCTACGATAGATGAATTCAAGAAAAAAGGCATAAGCATACTTGAATTCTTTACAGAACTGGCTGAAGAAAATCCGCAGCTGGTACAGGCACTTGCCGGAGCGACTGCAGGAATAGCTGCAATGGCGGTAGCAGTGACCAGCGCCGCAGCTGCTATGGCACTCCTGCGACTTGCATTCGGTGATGTATCGGCATCAGGAATACTTGTGGCAGCAGGCGTTACAGCGGCAGCAGGCGCAATTACAGCGGTAGGCCTTGCGTCAAAAGATGCTGCAAGCGAGATATCAAATGCGAACGATGCCCTGCAGAGAACACATCAGGCGAACAAGGATCTGGCCGAGACAAACAGAGACAACAACGAACGGGCGAAAGAGCTGGCCGAGACCTATAACGAGCTTGCAGGCAAGGCACATCTGACTGATGCAGAGCTTGAAGAACTTAATGGAGTCATTACCGAACTCAATACAACGGTGCCCGGCTGTTCTTTGGCTTATCGCGAAAATAAAGATGCCATTATCGAAAACGCAGATGCTGTACATACATACGTTGACGAGCTCCTGAAACAGATAGAATACGAGTCTAAAGTAGAAGAGCTGTCAGCCCTGTACAAGGAACAGGCCGAAGCCAAAAAGATAGCGAAGGAAGCTTCTGAAGCATTGTCGGAGGAGACACAGAAGCTCAACGATCTTGAGCGCGAACTGGCAATGGGAGTCACCGATTCCGGCCAGAATGTCGGTACCCTCGAAAGGAATGTCCGTGATCTTACGCAGGCCCAGGAAGAAGCTCAGTCCGTAGTCGAAGAAAACGAGACGAGAATCAATGAACTATCCAAGTCCATAGAAGATTATGTCAAGAAGACAAATGAAGCTACGGAAGCAAATGGAGAACTCAAAGATGTACTCGGAGTGACGCATGATTCCCTCATGGATATGGAAGCTGCCAACAAAGCGATCGAGGACGCAGCGGAAGAAGCCAATGAGAAAGTCAGCGAATCGATAGGTCTGTTTGACGAGTGGAAAAAGAAATCGGATCTCACTCTCAGCGAAATGGAGAAGCGCTGGCAGGACCAGACGGCCGGAGTAAAGCAGTACAAGGACGATCTCGTGTACCTTAAGCAGGTGATCGACTCCGACACGGATCCCGCCATCAAGGACCTGGCACAGAACATGGCCAACATGGGCGTTGACGGAGCTGCCGAGATCCATAATTTTGTTGAAGGTCTGAAGAAGGTAAGCGGCAACAAAGAAAAAGTCACAGAGCTGGCCCGGACATGGGAAGAACACAACAAGGTAATCAGCGAAGCCACCGGCATATACGAGTCCATAAAACTTGAAGAGCAGGGATATACAGAACAATCAAAAAGACTGTTCGAACAGTTCTATACAGATAGCAAGGACGATCGGAGGGAGTACAACAAGGAAATCACGCTGCTATCTGAAGAAGGCATAAAAGATCAGGTCCAAGCAATTGAAAACGGTTCCAAAGATGTAGAAAACGCCACCAAAGCCGTATTCGAGAATTCATTTTCCGAAGCATGTGCGAGCATAGGAATGTCCGGCAAAGGCGGCCAGTCGTCAGACTTCTATGAGATCGGAAAATCGATATCTTCATCTATTGCCCAGGGAATAGAAGACGAAGGCGGCAGTGTATCCAGTGCAATCGGAAAAATGATGGAATCAGCATCAAGCAAGATAGACGTATCAAGCCTGGCCGACAAGATCAATAAGAAGATGGGCGAGGCGATGGAACGCGCAGAATCGAGGTAATAGCATGGACAACATTCATCAGTACAACGGCTTAACGATCATAGTGGAAAAATCCGGAGATACTTACCATACGCTGGATGATTGGGGTCTTTATGTAACTAATACAGATTATGTTAAGGAGCCCAAGCAGGTCAAGAACATGATATACATTCCGGGCCGCGATGGGTACCTGGATCTTTCGGAAGCTATAGCAGGCCACATGATCTACTCATCAAGAGAGATCAATATTCAACTTCAGGGCATCCGGGCAAAGGAGCGCTGGAACTCGGTACTTTCTGAATTCAGAAATAAGATTAACGGCAGAGTCTGCCATTTCATTTTTGATAATGATAAATCCTGGTATTGGAGGGGCAGGGTATCCATAGAAGACTTTTCATCAGCGCTGAAGATCGGAAGCCTGAGTATAAAGATGCCGGAGGCGGAGCCGTACAAATACAGTATCACGGCTTCAAACGAACCATGGCTTTGGGATCCGTTTAACTTTGAGACGGATATGATAACCCAGATAGGAGAGATTACAGTTTCGAGCTCGGAGACAGTGACAATACCGGCAGGAAATATGTACACATCCCCAACCTTTATATGCAGAAACATAACGAGCAGCACATTTAAGGTTTCTGATGGTACGACCGAAATCACCCTGGCCAACGGATCAAACCGGGATCCCAGGATCAAGGTCAACGGAGACGAAGATGTTGAACTCACATTTACCGGAAGCGGAAAGGTACAGATAGTTTACAGAGGAGGCAGTCTGTAGTGCGAGTGATTTTGATAGGTGATATATACGGTAACGATACGCCGCTGTATTACCCAGATGATAAAGAATACACAATATTTAATTGTAACTGGCATCAGGAAATCGGCCTGTGTGGAGAGCTTACCTTCGATGTTCCGAAAGACAATCCGAAATACTCAGATCTCGAAGAGTACAAAGTCATCACCCTGCAGAACAACGGCAAGGAAGAGTGGCGCGGATTTATCAAGAGCCTGAAAGAAAACTCCGACAAGCAGAGCATGAACGTGTACTGCGTAGAGGACCTGGCGTGGATGAGGCTCGACATTGCACCGGTGCAACAGAATGTTGACAGGGCTACAAAGCTTCAGGCAGTAATAAGCGAATACAACTCCAAAACCGGAGTAACCGGAACCGTGAAAACTTTCGAATCCGGCTATGTTATAAATGGCGGGACAGGATTATGGCAGGCAGATTACAACACAAATATGCTTGATGCCCTTCGGTCCTTTGCGGGCGAGAATCAATATGTTCGTGTGCGCAGGCAGTATGACAACAACAATGATCTCCACAGATATGTTGATCTCGTAACCCTTTCGCAGTTCGGAATCAGCAGCCGTCAGAAGATTGAATTCGGAGAAAATCTGCGCGATTTCTTAAAAGAGATCAATACTTCCTGGATGGTCAATGTCATTAACCCATACGGAGCAGAAATAATAAATGAAGAGGTCTACGAAGGCCTCGGAAAGAGACTCCAAGGGACAACGATAGCCAATTCTGAAAGCGTAGCAAAATACGGCCGGATCGAAAAAAACGTAATATTTGACGAATGCTCTACGCAGTATCAAATCAATACCCGCGCACAGGATTATCTTGCGCAGAACGCTGATCCGCGCTTGACACTCGAATTATCAGCGATAGATCTGTCCCAGGCGGGATACAATACAGACGAGCTCCATCTTGGAGATAAGGTTCGTGTAATCGCTCAACCTTTTAATATCGATCAATATGTTTATATTACGGATCTCGATGGCATTGATATACAGGATCCAAGCAAGAACATAATCACCTTGTCCAGCACGGTAACAACCGGCCGGAAGATGACGGATCAAACTATTAACATCGCGAAAGAGATCACAAAGAAGATCCCCGATACGACAAGCATTTTGAATACGGCCAAGGCGAATTCGATAGCCATACTTGATGGCTCAAACGGAGGGACGATCTATTTCAAGTTCAATGATGACGGCCAGATAATTGAGCAGGGCTTTACCGATAATGTTGATATAGAACAAGCGACAAAAATCAGCAGATGGAATCTAAACGGTAAGGCTATTCTGACGCGAGAGAACACATCAGATCCCTGGACGGTAAAAACTGCCGAGACCATAGATGGGCAGATAGTAGCTGATTTTATTACGCTCGGGACATTGGATGCCGGAATAATCAAAACGGGTCTGTTAGAAGATGACCTTCATCTGAACTACTGGAATCTTGACTCTGGAGACATGAGGATGACGGCCGGAGCAAAACTTCGTATCCCGGATCCTGATTATGCAGGAAATGCAGCTCCTACGCTGCAGAACTTACCTGCTTCAAATTGGCAAAATTATGATGAACATTTAGGAGAAACATATAAAGACAATTCCACAGGGAAGAATTATATCTTTTCGGAACTGAGGACGTGTCTGAAGCTTACGTTTAATGCAAGCAGCGAGACCGAGAATATTAATTACGACTATGTAGATGTTATCTACAAGTCCGGTAACACATACTATAGTCGCAGATTCGGCGGATCTATCGGTGCGCAAAGCATATATATACCCGCAAATAAGCTCTGGTTATACTGGCATACAGACCAAAGTGTTCACGATTATTATGGATTTAAAATCGAACCAGTCGAAGTGGTTAATTATGTCGATCCCACAGGTTTTTCCGAAATCAGCAGTCTACCGACCTATACAAGCTTTACGACCGTCAGCGGTCCAGGCCCGGCACAATCCGAGCATAATCCATATGCTGATAATATCAGCGAGCTGTTTATCTGGGAGACCAATAAACAGATGGGATATGGCTGGGAAGAAATAACACTGGAAAATTATTCAAAGTCCGTAAGCAATGCGATCATTACTAAAAACATGACACAGGAAGAGATATTTAACGCATTAACGAACGGAGGACAGGACCAGGGCATCTATATTCAAAACGGGCTAGTATACATAAATGGCGCCTTTATGAAAACAGGCACTTTGAATGCTGACGATATACAGTCCGGACATTTAAGCGCCGACAGGATCGAGGGCGGCACGATGAAGGTGGGCGGCCAATCTGGCTCCTGGACCGTATTTGAAGTATACGACGAACAGAACAGATATGCAGGAGGAGTAACAGGAGAACGCTGGTTCATAAATGAAGCTGTTATATACGGCGTAGGTAAACCTAACGGCTGGGAGAAAAACGTATTCGCGAGAACAACCAAAACAGTAGGTACCGGATCGTCGGACCTTGTAATCAACCAAAGATTCTTCCCGTATAGATACGGCATGCCGATGGATGTAGAAGTCGGAAATGTATGGATAGATGTATACTGCTATGACGAGAACGGCAACAAATTCCCATGGGACGAACAGGAGTGGGGCACCTTTGGAAGATCGAGGATATATTACAACAGTGGAGGATCCGAAACCTATGTATCAAGAACAGACCCGCTGGAATATAGCGAATATGCGAATTATTATTGGGACTACTCGGCCTCCGCGGATGAATATATAAGAAAAAATGTAGGACAAAGCGACAGTAATTACTATCGCTTTGAAACCACCATAGAAAAACAGAAGTTGCGAAACTATGGCGTGCGTAAGATACGGCTTGAAATATTCTTCCAATGGTACCCGATAACTATCAACGATGAAGCAATGCGCGGAATTCATACCGGATCCTTCCACGGTGCGGCCGATATCTATGATTCCGACTACTATTGCATGGTTGATAGTGAAAATTCGAGATTGAATGCATATTTAAACGCAGAAAACTTCGTCAGAGTCAGCTATTCCAATGTGCAAAAAACAGTAAATGGAACCGCGACGAGCGTAGAGTGGAGTTCATCTGATGAACGTGTAAAGCAAGATATCGAAGAGCTTGATCCTGAACTATCAAAAAAACTGATAGACGCAACACAGCCTAAACGATTCAAATACAAAAACACCGATGGCGTTCATTATGGAATGATAGCGCAGGATGCGAGAAAGATTCTCGATAAACTTGGCGAAACAGATGCAGAGCTTGAACACTCGATGGGACTTCCGGAAGAAGATACAGGCATAGATGACCAGCGTACGCTGAATTATCACGAGTATACAGCTCACATAATTAACTACATCAAAGACCTGAGAGCGAAAAACGAAGCTCTTGAGGTTGAGATAAATAAAATAAAACAAAATTTGGAGGAAAGGAGAAGCAATGGCTAATATCAATCAATACCTGGAAGACATAGAAAACGCCGTCTATGGTGAAGAAGTCAGGGCCGCGATACATGATGCGATCGAAATCATGAACCTTGTAGGCGCCAAGACGCTGACTGCAGGCACGGCCGTTACGAGTGCTACATCCAGTTCCGAGGGTTATTACCAGGATTCGCTGTACTATAACACATCAACCTATGACCTGTGGAAATGCACCGGTGCAACTTCGGGAACTAAATGGAACTTATTAGGCAACCTGAAGGGTGCGA